TACCCAACCCCGCAGCTTCCGCTGCTTACGCCCGGCGCCCATGATGTCCTCGTCGCCCAGGGCCCAGTTCGGATCCTTCTCCTCGCGCTCCTTCTCGGGATACTCATAGCCGCAGTGCGGGCAGGTCTTGCTGGCCGCGCCCATGATCTCGTCACACTCGGGGCAGGTCTTCGTGGGCTTCCCGCCGCCGCCCTTCCTGTTCGGCTCCACGGCGGTGATGGGGCCGTGGTTGGCCACGTTGCCGGCGAAGTCCAGGACCAGGCAGTCCTCCTTGCCATCGGCCACGCGCATGCCGCGGCCTACCATCTGCACATAGAGCGTGGGCGACATGGTCGGCCGCAGGAGGGCGACGATATCGACCCCCGGGGCGTCGAACCCCGTGGTCAGGACGTTGGCGTTGGTCACGAAGCGCAGCTCGCCACTGCGGAAGAGCTCGATGATCCTCGCCCGGGTATCGGGCGGGGTAGTGCCCACGATCGTGCCCACGCGCTGCCCGAGCTCGTTGAACATATCGGCGACGCTGTGGGCATGCTCGACCCCGGCGCAGAAGACGATGACCGACTTCCGCCCCGTGGCGTCGGCGATCTTGAGGATCTCCCGCACGGCCTCGTAGTTGTTCAGGTCGGTGTTGACCCGGGCCTCCAGCTCCTTGGCGTTGTACTCCCCGGCGGTCTTCTTCACGCCGGTGACGTCCAGCTTGAGCTCGGTGGCCTTGCTCCGGAGCGGGGCCAGGAACCCGTCATGCACCAGGCCCTCGATGGTGGTCGGCCGGAGTATGTCGTCGAAGAGCGCGTCCTTGCCCTCGGTCAAATAGCCCTGGCCGAGGCGGTAGGGCGTCGCCGTGAGCCCGATCACGCGCAGGTGCGGGTTGATCTCAGCCAGGGCCCCTAGGAGCTTCCTGTAGCCGCCCTGGCGGGCGTTGTTGATGAGGTGGCACTCGTCGATCACCACGAGGTCAATGTGCCCTAGGTCGGGCGCACGGCCGCGCACGGACTGGATCCCGGCGAAGGTGATCGCGTCGATGTCTCGCTGCTTGAGCCCGGCGCTGTAGATCCCCATGGGGGCGTCGGGCCAGACCAGGCGCAGCTTCTCGGCGTTTTGCTCTATGAGCTCCTTCTGGTGCGTGAGCATGAGCACCCGGGTCTCGGGCCAGTTGTCGAGCGCGTCCCGGCACAGCTGGGCGACGATCCAGCTCTTGCCGGATCCGGTCGGGAGCTCAAGGATCGGGTTCCCCGAGGGGTTATCCCGGAACCACTGGTAAAGCAATTCGATGGCGTAGCTTTGATATTTCCTCAGCATCAACGGTGCTCCTTGTGCAAATCCTCGATCTGCCAATATTCGTCACAGCCCACGCGCTGGAAGTCGGTCGGGATCTCCTGGTTGCCGTGCAGGTTGCAGAGCCAGGTCGAGCCCTCGGTGGGCACGACGTGGGCACAGGTGCGGCAGTTGCGCTCGGGCTCGGCGTCGCCGTGGCAGAAGGCGTGGCCCGCGCACATCTTGCACAGCCAGTGGGTTGGATCCTTCGACAGGGGCGGCGGCATGCGCTCAGACAGCGCGATGCGCTTCCCCTTCTCGACTAGGGCCTGGGCCGCGTCCGCATCGAGGCGCACGCGCTCGGCGTAAAGCCGGTCGTCGTCCTTGCAGATCGCGACGTAAAGCGCGCGGTCGATGCCCAGCCCGAGCATGTAGACCTGCATCTGGGCCCAGTGCTGAGGCTTCGACTCCTGCACGCCCTTCTTCTCAAGGCTGTTGAAGCTGGCCTTGTTGTGGGTCTTGAACTCGGCGACGTGGCGCTTCTTCTCGGCCCCAGGCACGCCCTCCCGGATCACGCCGTCGGCGGAGCCGGAGACGTGGCAGCCGAACTTCACCCGCGCCTGGGTGCTCTCAAACTGGATCCCGATCGCCTCCAGGTCGGCGATGATCGTGTCCTCCTCCATCTGCCCGCGGCGGAACAGCCTGAGCATCCTGCCCGGGAAACGCTCGGCGATGGCCCAACGGAAGTTGAGCCAAAGCCAGCGTTCACAGTGGTGCCCAAGCTGAGACGCCCCCAGGTGGGGCCGAGGCCCCTCCTGCAG